TCAATACGGAATAAAAGATGCCAGAAAGATGTTGGGAAAAAAATATGGATGATCAAGTAAAAACAGCAATTCATAGCCTAGTTGACCTAGCCTTACAGGCAGAACGAGTCATGAACTTAGGACAATACCCTACCGGAGCATTTCAGGAGGTTATTGTACTTAACCAGATGATAGATATCATTAAACGAGAATATACTAAGCCGAAGGAAAAATGAGCAAGTCACACATAGAAGATAAAACAGTAAAATACGTCAACAGCCAATTACGTCGCCTGTTTCGCTACAGTTCCGCGTATAAGGAGTGTAAGGCTAGGTGTAAGGTAGACAAAGAGTTGTACCGTTGCGAGGGCTGTCAGGTACTAATAAACAAGAATGGGAAGGATGAACGAGTAGAGTATGAGGGAGAGGTCGCTATACCTGAAAAAATGTATGTGGACCATATTGAGCCTTTTGTTCCTCTTGAAGGTTGGGACTCTAATCTTATTTGGGCTAGGCTTGCCATTGAGAGAATGTTTCTATCTCCTGAGGGACTACAATATCTGTGCCATAGCTGCCATAAAAAGAAAACTAATGAAGAAAACAGAATAAGGAGACTCTATCGTGAGCAAAGAAAAAAGAACCTTTAGTTCTCTAACCTTATCTGATAAAAAGGAATTTAAACGTAGATATTTAGAAGGTGAGAGTATAAACAGTCTTGCCGAAGAGTTCCGAGTTAAAAGAACCTCTGCTCAATACTATGCTAACAAGGAATGGAAACAAGAAAAGGCTTTAATGAGAGCCGAGTTGTTTCAGAAGTTTTCGGAGGATAAGAAGGAGAACTTTATTAAGATGAGTAATGCCAGTATTATCATTATGACCAGAGCATTACAAGAACTAGCTAAAAGAGACCAACCGCCAAGTATTGCGGAAGCCAAAAGAGCAACGGAAATCTTAGAATCACTAGATAAAATAAGTAGGTTAGATGAAAACAAGCCTACAGAAATAACAGAAGAAAGACCTATTACCACAGTGGAACTAAAGGAAAGATTGTCTATCGACCCTTTTTCTGGTGTTACGGAAGAGGTTGACTACAAGGAGCTACCAGATGCTAAAGAAACTAATTAAAGCCAGTTTAGGGATTTCACTTATTGCCATCGCACTATCACTGTGTGTTGGTGAGTCTGATTATGAAATGCTATCAGATATTGAGCAAGAAACCATCGAAAGGCTACATAAACTAAACTTACCGCAACTAGGGCACAACACTTTCCTATATCCGGGCTATGTTAGGCACGTTATTGGTCTTGAATTAGCCAAAAAGGGACAGGCGGGATTTAATCCGTTTATGGGTTTTGTTATTTCTAGGGATGCCAAGCCGCAAAATATTGATGTTCTACTGGAATCGCCGGGTGGTTCTGTAGGTTTTATGTATAGTGCTATTAGCTTTGTTAAAATGCTTAACAAAAAGGGCATCACTTTGACTTGTTATGTTGCCGAAGCGCAAAGTGCTGCTTTTACCTTTATGGTCACATCATGTAAAAAAGTAATCGTAATTAAGGGAGCTAAAATCACACAACATAGAGCTTTTTATCCTAGCTCCGAGAAACAACTAGAGAATGTAGGCAGTAGAATCACGACACTACAGATGAACAAGCTAGAAGCAGATGCTCTAAAGCTTCCTCCGCATGTTTGGTACGCAATAACGCGAAAATCAGACCTAAAAGAATTTAGTTATGATGAATTAAGAGAGTATGGGATTGCGCACGGTGAGTTTGAGTAAGAAAATACTATTATCCAAGGAAGATCAACGTGCCCTTGAGATAATAACAGACTTAAATAAACCAAGAGGTGACGGCGTTAAGGTAAAACTTAAGAATCGTCTTCACCCTGACCAGATAGAACAACTAAAGCCTCTATATATAGATGGTAAGAAAGATTTGTTCTTATCCTGCGGGCGTAAGTGGGGAAAAACGGAACTAATCGGCTATGTTCTTTGGAAACATGCCTTGGAGAATCCGGGCAGTGCTTGTTACTATGTAGGTCCGGAAGCTGCCCACGCTAGAAAGATTATTTGGGACGGTTATCGTCTACAGCGGTACATGGGTAATGATACTCAAAAGTATATAAAGTCTATCAGAAACCAAGAAATGATGATCAGGCTAACTAACGGCTCATTTATACAAGTAGTAGGCTCAGATAACTATGCCGTGGCTAACGGACTAACGCCTAGTATTGCTGTATATGACGAATTTAAAGCTTTTAATCCTAGATGGCACGTAGAATTTGCCCCTAACAGAGCCGCAAAAGCTGCACCATTAATTATTATTGGTACCAAGCCACGTGCGGGTAACAAGAATATGGACCAGTATAATGAAATCTTGGAATACATGCGGAATGATCCTGATTCTTATGTTGCAGATAGGACTACTTTTGATAACCCTATTAATCATTTACCTGACCAGAAGAAAATAATTGATCAAGAAATATCTCAACTAAGAGCTAGGGGAGAAGAAGATGTTGTTCAACTAGAATATTACTCTAGAGTTGTGCCCGGAGGGAAGCAAGCCATTTTCCCAATGTTTCGACGCGACAAACATATACATGCTCATGAGGATCTTATTGCGGAGATCGAAAAGGATCGTAAGAGACTACAATGGGTTTGGATTGCTGACCCCGGAAACACAACTTGCTTCGGTATGTTGTTTGCTGCCTACAACGAATACACAGGAAATCTCTATATATTAGATGAAATATATGAAAAAGATCAAAGTAAAACCAGTGTGGGTATTATTGTTCCATCTGGTAAGAAAAAATGCCATGAGTTTTATCCACAGTCATCTATTGAGGACGATTGGCTTAAAGGCTGTGATGACGCGGCTGCTTGGTTTATGACAGAAGCCATGAGTAGGTTCGGTATTTACTTTAGCCCTGCCGAAAAATGGAAAGGTACCAAAGAAGAAGGTCTTTCTGTTATAAAAGATCAACTTATATATGACACAGTTAAGATATCTGACCGATGTCGCAATTTAGCGGAAGAGATGGAAAAATATGCCAAAGATTTACATGGCAGAATACCTAAGAAAAATGATCACCTTATTGATTGTTTTAGATATCTTAACGGAATGATACACTATGACTTTAACACAGTACAAGAAGCTGTAAAGAAAAAGGTAGAAATGCATGATGGACGCTTTAGAGGATTTCTTGATGAAGAGTACGATTCGCCGGACGATTGGACAGCGGGTATTATGGATGATTTTGATTTTGATTAAAAAATTTCTATATTGTTGGGACGTATTCTTCACTTTTGTTGACAATACCCAATTAAAGTACTACTATAGTACTAAGAAAAAATTAGAAAGGGTGAGTGAGATAAGGGAAAGGCTTCTGGAATCAGGAGCTTATTCTCAAAATTGGAAAGATTTATGATAGAAGTATTAGGTTGGTTAGGTTCTACTTGTCTGGCATTATGTGCATTACCTCAAGTAATTCAATGTGTTAAGCAAAAACATGCTAAAGGCGTTTCTTTCTGGTTCCTTCTCCTATGGCTTCTTGGTGAAATATTTACAATGATTTACGTGTTTGCTCAACATGGTCTTGACCTTCCATTGACATGTAACTACTTGATAAATATATTGTTTATTATAATCATAATTCACTATGAGAGGATAACTGAATGATATCATTGGATTATCAAATTTTATTGACAATTTGTTCTTTACTTTCTATCGCTTTTAGTCTAATATCGATAATTACGTCTATATATGCCGCAGTTAAAGTAACGGCTATGGAAAAGTCAACTCATCAGGTAACATACATGCCGATTGATGAGCAGATTGATAAAGAAAATCAAGACTTTATGAAGAAATGGGCTACAGACGACGAATCTCTACAAACACAGCAAAAAGTGTTTAAAGAGGACCTAGAGGACATAATGCCTGAGTTTGCACCAGAAGACGACGATAAGAAAATTCACAGCTTTTAAGGAAAAATATGAGTATCTTAGATGATTTAGAGCGACAAGAGATAGACCCGGAATTAAAACGCGATCCTTT